ACACGTCGCCCGGAGATACCTTGATGCCCAGATATGCTGACCACATATGCGACGTTGCTCCAAAGTTTTCCTGCGGCGTACCATAGTGCGCTTGTCTTGGCCCGTTAATCAGCCCGATGGCTTCCTCTAGCACCGCTGTGCGTACATTCTTCTGCGTCATTTCACTCTCCATTAGGTTCAAAGTTAATCTCATCATCAAACGCCCGGACATCTATAACCCTCGCCCCGGCAAACTCTTTCGTCACAGCCGCCACCATTTCATCTGTGCGCACGCTCATGACCGCGCAGACCTCGCTGATATGATACACGGCCCACGCTGGATACTTACGCCTGACAGCTGCCAGATCACCGCTGGCGAGGAAGCAATACGTCTTCCCCTTAAACTCGGCTATATGCCCGTCAACCTTTGGCGGCTCATGTCCATCCTGCCTTGCCTTCACGTTCATCATCTTGAGCGCTTTAATCAGGCTTGTGGCCAGCTGTGCGCACAACGTGTAATCATCTGCGACCATCGCTGCATCCAGCTCACCCTTCAGCTCACGAAACCTCAGCGCGTATGCTGGCGGCACACAATCGACCAACGTATCGCCCCACACCTTGCTGGCCGCTGCTGACGCAAAGCTAAATGGCTCGACCGCCGCAGCTACCTTGTAGTGTATCGGCTTTCCATAGTCAGTATGCTTGCTGTCAAACGTGCCACGATTGGCCATCGCCGCCTTAGCTTTATCCGACTTGGGTTTTGCTTTTTTAGCCATTGTGGCTCAACTCCCGTAAACCCTGACAACCCTGCCAGCTGACGTTAGGACGCAAAGCTGCGCCTCTGGCCCGACTTCGCGCCAGCGAAGGAAGGCGGGACAGTGGAGCTGCTGGTCGTCTCAAAAAAAGAGAGTGTTCGCTTTGGCGAACTCTTTTTAAGACCTGCGTCTTGACAAAGTGCGTCACTGGAGGTAAATTTTCCGTAGGAAAATTCAGCAAATCCACTGACGCACTATATAAATAAGGGGTTTGCGAGATTTCCGAATCACCCACAAATTGACCGAATTTCAGCAATGCGTCACTGCGCGTCACACATGCGTCACTGAAATTTTCCACTGACGCACTACTCGATAACATCGAAATCCTCCTCTTCGTTGGCTTGTGCTACTCTCTTTGACAGCTCTGCGAAGAACGCGCTCATAGGCTCAATGGCTTTCTCATATTTAAACTGACCCTTTGACTTATGTGGCCAGAAGTTAAGCTCTGTGGCCTCGCCTTTGATCTCTATTATACACTGCAAGTGCCACGGCGCGGCGTCATAGTTCGGCCAATACAATGACAACAGGTTGTGCTGGTCGGCGTAAAAGGCAAACTCTTGCACGTTTATAAACTGCTCCATATCTTTGTAAAAGCAATCTCCCGGGTTTCCCGTCCACTCACGTCTCATCAGTTCATCTCCCCAACTCTGCCCGTTGACACGATGCCTTTGCGCTCCCGGCGCTGGCTTGGGCTGTGATAGACAATTTCCTCCAGCAGACCTTCATCATTCCACTGGCGCAGGATTGCCTTTGCCTGCCCTGCTGTCTTTGTGTGGTCTAAGTCTGAGAACCTGTAATTTGTGATGACTGCGCCGACCCAGCGTTGCTTGTCTTGCGGCCTGATAGAATACTTCTCGCCGTCCTCTGGGCCTTTGTCGATCAGGTCCAGCATATTGTTGACCACACGGGTTGTCATGCCCTCCCACTGATCGGGCAGCTTAAATTCAACGGCCACGCCACACGAGTCCCCGTTGTCTAGCTTTGTGCTGACCATGCGGCGGTAGATTGCCTTGTCAGCTGGCAATGGTGCCGAAAGATTAGCTTTGCCGTCATCCACTCGAAAAACACCTGTCGCGCTGGCTTCCGGCACGCCGAGCGCCACAGCGTCCTCAAACTTGACCCTGTTTATCACTCTGGCGGCTCTTGCTGCGCCGATCAATGAGCCTGCACCGCGCACCGAGTCAATGTCGGCGTCCTCACCGTTGCCTTTGCGCACATGGTGAACCACATGCACGGCGCATCCAGCCTCTCTGGCCAGCTGGCGCAACATAGCGACAACCTTCTGCACACTCATATTGGAATTCTCATTGACTTCGTGCGTCGAGATAAATGGGTCGATTATCACAAAGCCGATGTTGTTGGCCTTAATTTTGTCTCGCATGTGGCTCAGGAAGGCGTCATTGGTCTCAATGCCGTCCCTTGTTTCCGCAGCCAGCGTGATGCCTATTGTGTCTTCCGCGTCCATGAATAGCTTGCCAGCGATTTCTGGATGCGTGACGTTGTGTTGCTTCATGGCGGCGGCCAGCCTGATCTGCATTTCGGTCATGTCATCTTCCAAATTTATGATCCAGCAATTGCACGACTCATGCACCTTCTCACCGAGCAGTGGCCGACCAGTCACCACAGCTAACGCCTCAACCATTGTGAGCGAAGTCTTGCCGATGCCCCCGGCAGACGCCGTGACGCTAACAAAGCCTCGAATGTGGTGATGTCCGTAAATCCACTGCCTGCGCGGTAAACTTGCTTCGTCGATAGTTCCGACGGGCGTCGGCCATTCGAGCTTCTGTACAGGCTCAGGTTGGCTCTCAGGCTCAATCTCTGGGTCAGGTATAGTGTCGAAGTCGTCCAGCCCGTCGTCTGGCTCTGGCAACTGCTGATTGACTTCATCAAACATGCTGGGCCGCAGCTCGGCGGCGTAAGTGCGCACGGCTGCTCGCATGTCGTTGTCATGTTCAAAGTAGCAGTAAAGGTCGAAGGCGTCACCCCAGCAAAACTCTGCGCTGGTTTGGCCTATGCCTGCCGCTCTATCTGAGCCTGACAAGCTGACCCAATGCGTGCCGAAATCTTTGGTGGCGTGCGAGCCGGATGTCTGCATGGGTGATCTGTAGCTGTCTGATCGGCCCAGCTTCTCGTAGCCGTGGCGCAGCATCATGTCAGCTATTGTATTACTACGATTGAACTCGGCAACTGGATCAACGCCGTCAAAATCTTTTTGCTGCAGCTCACGTTTCTGCGCACGCAGCTGGCGTTCAGCTGCCGCACGTTCTGCAGCGATGGCTTCATTCTTGCGGCGAAACTCTAAGTTTGCCCAGATTTTGCTTTCGGCTGGGATAAGCAAACCTTCGCCGCGATTGCGCAGGCCATGATAAAACTGTGGCTGGCCTAAGTTGTCCCTGCGCGCTGGCGGTACGTTGGGCAGGTAGATTGGCTGACCTGTGCGCGAGAGTGCAGCGTCACACGCTATCCCCTCGGCCTGCATAAGGTCAAAGAGTGCGAGCTGTGCGTCAACGTAGTCCTCACCGCTGATCGGCTCTGACAGTGGGATAAGTGCGCGCCACTTGCGGTTGTCTTCGCTCGCCCCGGATGACGAATAGATGAGTGCGGATGCGTTGCCTGTGACACGCTCAACAGCGGTCTTCACTTCGGTCAGCGATGGATCACCCTCGTCAACGTCAATGGCCAGCATCCAATACTCGCCTTTGTCGCGCTGGGCGGCGTGGCTTCTGCCATCATGCTCGCGGTAAGTTGACGGGATGAAAAACTTTGCGTCGGCCTTTTCGGTCGCCTGCGGTTCGCTGACCAGCTTGGCTATTTCGGCTATGGTGATGCCGTCATATTGTGACCCGGCGTCATTAATGCGAGTGTCGCGCGCACCAGCTGCAATCAGCATGTGTTTCTTGCCAACGTCGCTTGTCTTTGTTAGTCTGTGCATGTTCGGACCTTTCTCCATCCAATCTCGGGTTCGCTTTAATGTTACCCCCCGGCAGCGTCCCAACTGCCGGGGGTTTTCTTTTGCTTAGAACGGAATTTCATCGTCCAGATCGGGCAAGTTTGCAGCTGCCTGCTGTATTATCATCTGTACTGGCGCAGTGGCCGGCCCAAAGTCATCCAGCGATGCGTCGATACCGCCCTCCATTGTGGTTGCGACCTCATCGAAGTCATCTAGGCCACCGCCACCGTAGACTGCGTGCGTAACTTGCACGGTGTCAATGAGCAAGCTAATGCCGCCAATGCCTTCTGGGTCTGTCACTGGGTACGCAGTAACCTTGATGCTGCCCTTTGAGCCACCCCAGAAAGCCGTATCAGCCAGCGGTTGCTTCATGCCGTCAATGACGCGAGGCTTTTCGTTCTGTTGACCTTGGCTGTTTGTGCCATTGCGCTTGGCGCGGAACTCATAGTTGCCAGTCTCCAGCTTTTTCATGCCGAAGACTTTGCTGAATGGAGCCTTTGTTTGGCACGTTTCATAGTGTGCCTTCAGCTCTGCGTGCAGCGTCTTCGCTTCCTCAGCGGTCATCTCCCAAGCGATTGAGTAAGCTGCGTTTGACGCTGTTGGCGCACACTCTTCGCTCTTCTTTTCGGACGTGTTGTAGCGATAGCACGCATTCAACCGGGGATACTTAAATTCCACGTTGCGGATCATTACGGGTTTAAAGTCTGTTTTAGCCATCTGTTTTTCTCCAAGCTAATTAAAGTTCGACTGCATCTAAACGCAGCCATCGTGGCAGATCAATCACATTAGTTTGATCTGACCAACCAGTGT